TTGCCCATTCCAGAGCAAGTTGATGCCAGCGTATACTATTTTGATGTACTCCTAAGTGCAGATCCGCAAAAAGAAGTGCTTTTTTTCCAAGAGTTTTCAATCGTTAGAATTGTAATTGTCTTGATCAATATAAACCCGAGTTCCTGTTGAAATCATTCCTTCATTCATTTTATCAGTATAAACTTTTTCTTTATATTGTTCCAGAGTTTCATGATGTTTTTTCTCTTTCTTGATTCGATTGATGAACGCATGAAATGCAATCGTTGTGAAATAACTAAATGGACTATAACCAGAATCAAGATTGAATTTCTTATGTTTTAATGCGGTCATCATTTTAACTATGGCGTCTCCTACCATTTCATCACGATAGCTATAATTTATGAAATTTGGTGCATAGCTTAATCCATTTGCTATCTTGCTCACACTTTCTCCAAGATATTGTGTCAGTGTTCCTGATCCATAAAAAGTTCTTATGCCGTCCTCAAAATCTTTGGCATTTACATAATGAATTTTTTCTTTTTTTACTTTGGCTGCTTTTTTCTTAATTTCTTCTTTGTTTTCATCAAGAATTTCGTCTGATGAGTTTTGATTTTTTGGTTTACGTCCTCGTTTTTTTTTCATATAATTTTATATTTTGTTATTTTTGTTTCTATTTCTTCTTTGTTATAAATTTCCATTCGTTTATCAAAATGTTTTTTTCCGTAATATAATTGATCGGCTAAATCTATAAGCATTAGTTTTTGTTTGTTGGGATGTAATCTTAACCCACGACCGATGCTTTGCAATAGACGAATTTTAGCTTTTCCTGCGTTTGCTAAAATAATATTATGCAAATTTCGAATATCTACTCCAGTTGCAAAAATACTACTTATAGCAATGCATATGACATCATTTTTTGATTCCATAAGCTTTCTGATTTCATTTCTGGATTCAACATCTACGTTTCCTCGTATAAAAAATACTTTTTTGTTCTCACATGTTCTTTCTAAAATGTTTTCCAATTCTAATCCATGTTGAATTCTATCAATAAGAACCAGAGTGTTATTTTGTAAATTACAACTTAGTGTGCTTATTATTTTATTTCTAGAATTGTTTTCAACAAGAAATTGATATTCTTGCCGATAACGCTTCAAATCGTCTGGAGGAAGCCATTCTGGTTCATTTTCATAGTTTAATTCAATCACATTACAGATTGCTGAAGACAAATATTCTTTCAAATCAACAGATGTTTTTTTGTAAATTACTGGGCCGATTTTTCCTTCAATACAAAGTACATTTTCCTTTTCATCTGGTAGGGTTCCGGTAAATCCAAAACGAATAGATGCGTCCATTTTGTCTAAAATTTTATTTATTTTGTTTCCTCTTTTATATTTGTGAGCTTCATCCATCAATATGGCATCACAATCATCTATTTTCTCTGTTCCTCTGGCATTAAGAACACCCATATTAGCAATAACAATTTCACAATCACCATCAAAATCATGTTCTCCTGTATATTTTTTAACATAATTCTTAACTCCACTTTTTTCAAATTCATCATAAACCTGTTCCACAAGTCCCAAATCCGGTTCAATCACCAATATTTTTTTTGCTATTTTGTTTTTAATTAAATTATGACAAATAACAGCCATGCCATAAGTTTTTCCACCTCCTGTTGCCACTTCAAATATTCCTCGACCAAATTTGAATGCCTTTTCACACATTTCTTTTTGATAGTCCCGGGGTTCATAATGTAAATATTCAATTTCTATATCAGATTGAATTGGATTAGTTTTTTTTAATAATTCTTTATCCACACAAATATCATCCAAGCCAAGAACTTCTTTCATATACTTGTAAATGGGAAAGAAAAGACCTATATCAAATCTGCCAGAAGGAGTTATAGAATAAAAACGATCCGCAACAAAATATCCTTTTCGGCGCATATGTCTTGCATTTTTATTTTCACATGAAAAATGATTTCGAATCATCCTTATATGAGGAGATTCTATCATTCCAAATCTTTTGGATTTTTCCAAGAATATGGTATTCAATTTGTTTCGAGTTTGATTAGTTCCACCAAGTTTTTAATGTCATAGCTTGCAGAACTTAAAATTTTTTCAGATTTTTCACAAATCTCAAGAATCACTTCACAATTTCTAATTTTAGAATCTATGTCAACTATGGTTTCATGATCTGATGCCAGTTTTTCTGCGGCAGGAACAGACAATCTGATAGCAGATTCTTTGTTGATTTCATCCACAATAGTTCGAATTGTTCGTTTGCGTTCTGTATACAAATTGCCAAGTTGCATTTTGGTGTGTATGAAAATGGTGGCATAACGATGTTTAATGCTGGGAAGCATTAATTGTTTTTCTTTCAAATTCAATTCATCAAATTGTAAAAATTGTTTTATTTCTTCTAATAGTTTTTCAGGATCCATTATTCATAAATAGTTTATATGGGTCTTTTTTCAAATATTTTTGTTAAAATGCTGTCCGAAGATAATGTCTCCGGAACAGGTGGTGTGTTTGGATCAGGTCCAAGCATAGGAGGAATTTTTAATCCTCCTGGAACTATTTCCAGTGGAGACAGATATGCACCAGGAGATGCCAGAATTCCTTTTGCATTTGGAGCAACTGAAATTTCAAAAAAAGGTAAAAAGAAAAAGAAAAAAAGAAATATTTTGATACAAAGACGGGGAATGTAATTCATGAGTGATCATGGTCACTGGATTTGTGAAAAATTTGAACCTGAGAGTTTTGGGTTCATTTATTTGATCACCAATATAAAAAATAATAGAAAATATATTGGAAAGAAACAGTTGCAATTTAAAAAAAGCAGAAGATTAAAAAGCCGTAAAAATAGGAAAGTATCATATTCTGAAAGTGATTGGAAAACTTACACTGGAAGTTGCAGGGAATTAAATGAAGATATAGAAAAATATGGTAAAGAAAATTTTACTTTTGAAATTTTAAGGTTTTGCAAAAGCAAATGGGAGCTTGGATATGAAGAGATAAAGTTGCAAATTGAAAACGAAGTGATAAAAAATAAGCAATACTACAATGGAATACTTAACTGCAGACTTGGAAAACCCCGGGAATACTGGTTCCAAAATGAAAAAGAAGGATAATATTGTTTTTATTGATTTCTGGGATGCTTTTTCAAATCGTATTGAAAAAAGGATTTTGGATTCATGTCACAATTTAAAATTATTGGAAAAGCCTTTGAATAAAAACAAGGATGCAAAAAATATACTTGTTTATCATCTGGCCAATCTACTTCTTTCCAATTTTGTAATCAAACGTCAGAAAGAGGATATTGCTTTCATATTGTCTGAAAAAATGAATGAAGATTTAGAACTCACAGAATACTTTGAAGATGTTGAAATATATAAAATATGTTTTAATATTCTTAAAAAATTTGAAAAATATCTTAATTATACTCTTATAGAATATGAAGGAACGTTTGAAGATTTTGGTAAATTGATATTTTCCGACAAGTTGTTTTATAAAAAAATTGCTTCCAAAATTATAAATTCCATATTGGCACAAAGTAGTAAAAATTTCAGCATGAAAGACATACAAAAAATTCTTAAACAGTATAATCTATCTAATTCTGTCTTAAAACGCAATTATACTATGAAATTAGAGTAAATAATCTTATATGTCTCGATTTCAAAACCTTTTAGAACAAGAATATCTAAAATTAGATATTAAAGAATATGAATTAAACGATTTACAAAAAAATGTTGTAAATCAAATGACTTCTTCTGGAAACGCAAATTACGATGGTATTGAAAAAATGAATGCAATTATCAGCTATGATATAGATGGAAAGAAAGGAAAAATGAAAATTGATCCTTCTGGAAAAATATCAAAACAATCTGAAAAATCAGAAGGTGAAGATGAAGAAAACTCTCAAGAAAGTAACGCATCAATGAACGACGATGATTTGAGTGTTGTAAAAAAATTGATGAGTAATCAAGACAAAAAAGTTGTGGATACTGCTGTAAAAGGAACTGTAAAAGCTTTCGTTGGAAAATTAAATAAAATTAATCAAACTTTAAGTAAAATTTAATGAAATTTAATAATATTTTAAAAAAGAAATATTCTCTTCTAAATGAAGCGCCGCCTGCAGATTTAGATTCCATAGAAGATGTACCAGAAGCAGAAACACCACCAGAACAATCAACTGAAGAACCAACTGAAGAAACACCTAATTTAAATACCCAAGGTGTTCAGTATCTGGTTGATCTGATTCGCAAAGCTCTTTTGATCGATAAATTAGATGATCGTGAAAAAGCAGATTTGATTAATTTAACAATTGATGCAAATAATGCATTCAATAATTTAGAAAATAAAATTTTACCTATACTTAATAAATATATTCCTGAGACTACTGCTTGAAATTACGCTTTTACATGTAATATAAATATATGGCCAAACCTATTAAGTTTGTTGCAGCCGGTGATGTGCACGGAGACGAGTCGAACCCAGTTGCATTAAAATGTTTATTTAATTTTATGCGAGATTATAAACCAGATCTCACGGTTTGTATCGGTGACGTTTGGGATTTTCGTGCCATTCGAAAAAATGCAAGTGCGGACTACGAGCAAAGTCAAAGCATGTCAGAAGATTGGGATGCTGGTAAAGATTTTTTTAAAAAGTTTTTTTCATTTGGTCAAGAACGTGTGTTTTTACGAGGAAACCACGATGAAAGAATTTATGATCTTTTAAGCAACGCAGCAAGTGGCTTGAAGCGAGATTATGCAGCACAAGGAACAGATGAAATAGGAGAACTTGTTAAAAAACATAGAGTACAAATGTTTCCCTACGATTCAAAACAAGGTGTGTACAGATGTGGATCCCTTTCATTTGTTCATGGTTATGGTCACAATATGCATGGTTCCAAACAACATGCAGACACATACGGAAATGTTTTATTTGGACACACACACGCAATCGATTATTTCCGAAGTGTGAGTATTGATGTTCGAGAATGCTGGAATATTGGATGTCTTAGCAGTTTAAATCCTAGCTACAATAGAAATCAAATGCGCCGCTTGAGATGGCAGCATGGTTGGGCTTTTGGTCTTATTCACAGCGACGGATCTCACGAAGTTTATCAAGCAAAAGAGCGTAATCGAAAATATATAATACCTACAAATATAAAAGTATATAGTTGACAATTGTTTTGTGCCTATTATCATGGGTAGATGAACACTAAAAAATTTAGAATAAAAAATCTTGAAAGAGATGATTGGGCAAAATTTCTTTTTCAAGAAATGAGAAAAGATGAAAAGCGTCCCAAAGGACCTGGGTGGTTAACTATATACGAAATTCAAAATGCTTCGAATAAATCAGTACACATGGTTCGTGGTGTAATCACAGAATTGATTCACAAAAAAGAATGTGAAATATTTACTGGTAATATAAGATCTAAAAACGGATATATCCAAAAAGCTGTATGGTATCGTTTGAAAAACGATACTTGGAAAAACTTTTTTGTAAATAATATTTATAAAATAAAAAGACAAAGAATTCCTATTGGTAAAAATTGGTTTACGGTTGGTGAATTGATAGAAAAAACAGGTTTGGGCAGACAAAAAATTCTAAGACTTATTAGAGAAAACAAATTGAATAAACAGATCGAAATTTTCGATGGATACAAATATGATAGCAAAAGAAAATTTCTAATCCGTAAAATATGGTATAAATTATGTCCAAATGGATTGAACAATTAGAAGCTATAATAAAGAAAAAAGAGTTAAGACCAACTGGTAATTGGAAAACCAGATTGGAAATTATGGACATTATTAAATGTAGTGGAGAAAATTCTATTAAATTTTTAAGATGGTGCGAAAAAACAAAAAAAATTAAAAAAAATGTAGGCACATCCCTAACATGTAGCAAGGCTATCACCAGTAAAATTTTTTATAAACCAATTAAAAAAAATTGGAAAAATATCTATCATGATTATGTTAAAAGTCGTCAAAAACTTCCTGAAGGTAAAAACTGGAAAACAATCACTCAGCTTTGTAGAGATTTAAAAGTTAATCAAGACTCGGCTCGACGTGCTTTATCTATTTTGAATAAAAACAAAAAAATAGAAATTTTTAAAGGTAATATGGTCCATCAAAATGGACAAATATGTTATATCAATTTTTATCGTCTTAAAGAATAGTTTCCAAAACACGCAAAACTACTTTTTTACGAATATCTGGACCTTGTAGACCCTTTAAAAAGGTCAAAAACTCGTTTAAAACCTTCTCTGGATCGTTTTTAACCACAGTTGGCATACTGGCAGCCGGATTCAGTGTGCTGTTGGCTTGAGGTCCAAGACCTAAATTCTCACAATAAAGATCACCTAATTTCTTAAGATCGCTGCTCATTCCCATCTAAATACTTAGTAAATCATGATATCTTTTAAAAATATAAAAAGTATTTTAAACGAAAAACTAGTTTTGAAAAAAAGACCGGGTCCTGAAGGAAAAACTATTTTTATAGCAAGTAGCGATCTTGAGAATCCTAAAGAAGCAGGTAATGATACTTATAAAAATAAAGACTTTATCAAAACTTTAGGATTTAAATGGAATGCATTGGAGCGTCGTTGGGAAACATCTCCTTTAGACGACACTCAATCTAATGATTTTGTAAAAAATACAATTACTAAATTGAATGAATTTAATAAAGATGAATCTTCCGACACAACCGTTTCTGAATTTGGTGGTGAAAATTTGGAGGATCGATTCAAAAAATTTGTGGAACTTTTAAAAAGCGGTGTTCTAAATGTTAAAAATAGCAAAGAATATCAAGAATATGTTCAATTTCAAAAACGTTTTAGGAACTATTCTTTCAACAATCAAATTCTTATCTTTCTTCAAAGAAGAAATGCGTCTAGGGTAGGCGGAAAGAATATGTGGTTTCGTCAGTTTGGTCGGAAAATTAAACCAGGAGAAAAATCCATTCTGATTTATGCACCAATTATGGTGAAACAAAAAGACGCAGATGTAACAGTAGGAGTAGACCCAACTACTGGTGAATCTTCAAAAATCATGCGTTTTCGTTTGGTTCCTGTATTTGATATTTCTCAAACTGAACCTATTCCTGGAAGAGAAAAGGAAATACCAGAAGAAATACAATGGTTCGATGATGCTCCTTTGGATGATCGCATGAGAACCATATTCGAAGCGGTAAAACAATATGCCAAAGACAATAATATTGTTGTGGATATAAAAAGCGAAGATGCGTTGGGCGGTGCTCGAGGTGTTAGTAAAGGTGGAACAATTGAACTTGTTAGTGAAAGTCTTAGCACATTAGTTCATGAAGTTGCGCATGAAATACTGCATCAAAAAGATCGAGATAAAGTTCCTGAAAGAAAAATACGAGAACTTCAGGCAGAAGGTGTAGCTAATTTTGTTTTGAGTGAATATGATATTCCTGCCCCTCACACCGAAAAATATTTGGCTCTTTGGCAAATTGACCCAGATCATATAACCAACAATTTTAATGTTATCAAAGACACTGCAAAAATTCTTATAGAATATATAAATAACTATGTGGAGCAAAAAAACACAAACATATGAAAAACATTAATGTAGAATATGATATGGATGAAAATGATCTGAATATTATCTTAAAAGATATAGTCAAAGAACACAAGAAAAAGCCCTCTCTTGCATATATTTTTGAAAATTACAATCAATTGCTTTCAGTATTCAAACCGAATGTTATAAAAAGAACCCTGGACTCTATTTCAGAAGATTACAAATATGCTCCAAATGAAGGCGAAGAATCAAACACAACTTTATCTATGAGTTCCAAAACTTACTTGGATAAAGCAAAAGAATCAATAAAAAATTTAGAAAAAAATAACCAGGAAAAAGCAAAAATAATAGATGCTCAACCTGATTTAACTCCGCTAATACTTCGAACAAGAGAGCTATTTCCTTACCAATTTAGATCAGATGCAGAAGTAATACAATTTATTAGAAAAAATGTTAGTTCTGACAATAAGAACAATCAATTTGAAGATGAACCATATGATATTGAAAGCGATCCAGAAAGCATGAAAGAAGAAACTAGTTTTGCAAATTCTTATAACAGATTAATGAACAATTTAAACGAAGCACATGTTCCAGAAGGTGATGATGAAGGACGTATGATAGAATATCAATTGCGCACAATTCGAGATGAAATTGATGAATTGCTTCCCATGATTCAACCCAATGATCAATTTGAAGGATGGGTTCAAAGCAAGGTTACTTTAGCAAAAGATTATGTTTCTGCTGTTAAAGATTATCTGAAACAACATTACGCCGAATATCATAACGATGATCGTAGTGATGATGGTGATCAAGGTAG